AAGGAAACCCTAGGCGCAGCTTTGCTCCCAATCCTTGACAAGTTTTTAGTTTTTATTAATGAGAATGCTCTCCCAGCAATTCAAGCATTTACATCTGCATTTAGCCTAACTGAGGGCGATGGCTTCGGTAAGACAATTAGCGATGTCGGATCGACAATCAAGAAGGTTGTACAGCCAATCTTTGAAGGTGTTAAAGTTATTTTTGATAAGGTCAAAAAGGCTGTTATGGATAGCAGAGATGAGTTTGCATCCTTTTGGGAAGTCATTAAGTTTGTTGCGCCTTTAATTGGCAAAGCGATCGGTGATTCCTTAAAGGTAGTCGGTGAGATCGCTGGAGTCGTCATAACCATTATTGGTAAGGTATTAGGTGCAATCAAACCTCTATTAAATACAGCCATCGATGGAATCAATAAGGTGATTACTGGCATCAATCTTATTAAGCCTGGTTCAGATATTGGTTACATACCTAAAATTGGTTCAACAGGTGCATCTACATCCACCGGGGCATTAGGTAATTTCTCAATGTCTACTGGTCAAACAAATGTCACGGTTCCCACAATAAGCGCCAGTACCGCAAGCACAAGTGCCACAACAAGTAGTAACGGTTCAACAGGTATTGCTGGAGTTACTTCGGCAGTTGCAGCTGCGGTAAGCGTTGGATCATTCGATGTCGGTCGATTCCGTATGGCTGAGAATGCTTCAATGGCTCCTGTTTACAATATCAATGTAACTGGAGCCTTGGACAAGGAAGGTGTAGCCCGTCAGATCGTTGAGATAATTAACGAGTCCTCTTATCGCGGTGGCGGTGGCGCTGGATCGGCTCTCTTACTATGAGTCAATGGACTCCTGAATGGCAAGTGACGATCAATGGTGGGGGCGATTACACAAACCTGACTCTTGCTAATCTGACTGTTACTTCCGGTCGCCAAGATATCTACTCTCAACCTTATGCTGGTTACTGCAATGTTGAAATTATCAACCTTGACCAGTCACCCATTGTTATCGATGTTAATGACCAAATCACAATTAGAGTCAAAGACTCAACTGGAACCTTTGTAAACTTGTTTGGTGGCTTCGTTACAGACATCGATGTAGAGGTCATTCAGGCATCCTCTACGGCTCTTTCAGAGTCCATCAAGGTAGTTGCTTTGGGTGCCTTGTCTAAACTGCCCAAAACCCTCACAGAGGGCGTTTTAAGCAAAGACTTTGACGGTGACCAGATATACACCATTCTCAGCCAAGCCTTGTTTAATACTTGGAATGAAGTGCCAGCAGCTTTAACTTGGGCGACTTATGACCCTACAACAACTTGGATTAATGCTGAGAACTCAGGGCTTGGTGATATTGACCAACCAGGCGATTATGAATTAACTGCTCGATCATCTGACATAACGGACATTTATAGCCTTGTTGCATCTCTTGCTACGTCTGGACTTGGCTACCTTTACGAGGATGCCGAGGGACGAATTGGATACGCGGATAGCACTAGGCGCAGCTCTTATCTTTCAACCAATGGTTATGTGGATCTAACTGGTAATCATGCTTTGGCTAGAGGCATTCGAACATCTAAGCGTTCGGGCGATGTTCGCAATAACGTAACCATTACCTACAAAGCAAATGCCCAAGAATCAGCCTTAGATGCTGAATCTATTGCTATTTATGGGCAACAGGCTTATGAAATCACTACTTCACTAGAAAAAGGCGCTGATGCTTTATCTCAGGCTGAGTTTTATCTGGCTTTAAGAGCGTTCCCAGAACCGCAGTTCAAGTCAATTACCTTTCCATTATCTAGCCCTGAGATTGATGACACAGATCGCGATTCTTTATTAGATGTCTTTATGGGTATGCCGGTAAACATTACTGAGTTACCAGCAAATATCAATGGCGGAGAGTTTACAGGCTTTGTTGAGGGTTGGACTTTCAGCGCCGGATATAACTCGCTTTACTTGACCTTGACGGTATCTCCAACTGCTTATAGCCTCCAGGCTATGCGCTGGAACGGGGTGCCAATAACTGAAAAATGGAACACGCTAAGCCCAACTCTACAATGGATTGACGCTACAATAGTAGCCTGATAAAGGAGAAATATGGCAACGACAACCAACTATTCGTGGGTCACCCCGGACGATACGAGTCTCGTAAAAGACGGCGCAGCTGCGATTCGCAGTCTCGGAACATCGGTAGATACCACTACTAAGGCACTGAATCCATCAACGACCCTTGGCGACATCGAATATCGATCATCTACTGCTAACACGAACACACGTTTGCCTATTGGAACAACTGGTCAGGTTTTGGCTGTTGTCGGTGGTGTGCCTACTTGGGCTACAACCGCAGATCAAACACCATTAACAACTAAAGGTGACATATTTACGTTTACGACTGTCGATGCGCGACTCGGTGTTGGTGCTAACGGAACAGTCCTGACAGCAGACTCCGCCGAAGCAACAGGATTAAAGTGGGCAACGCCAGCCTCAAGCGGAGCAACTCTTGGTGCTAATACTTTTACGGCTGACCAAGTTATAAATGGAATCATTGTGGGGCGCAGTGCTGGCAACTTAGCAAGCAACACAGTCTTTGGTGCAACCGCTTTGGATTCCAACACAACTGGTTATGATAATACGGCTGTAGGACTAAACTCATTAACGGCAAATACGACAGGCTATGAAAACACTGCCGTAGGAAAAAACGCTTTAACCGCAAACACAACTGGTTATGATAATACGGCTATAGGAATGGATGCATTACTCAATAATGTAACTGGTCTTGTAAATACTGCAGTCGGACAAAATGCGTTAAAAAAGAATACAAATAATTACAATTGTGGCATTGGTAATGATGCTGGATCAGAAATAACCACAGGAACGCAGAATACTATTCTTGGTGTTTATTCAAATGGTACAACAACAACTGGTTCTAATAATACTGTCATTGGTTATAATGCCCAGCCTAGTTCTGGAACGGTGTCAAATACAATAACATTGGGAAGTAATGCTATTACCACGCTTCGTTGTCAGGTCACTTCAATTACTGCACTCTCAGATGAACGGGATAAAAAGAATATAGAGCCACTTGAAGTTGGTTTAGATTTTGTTAATTCTTTAAAGCCAGTAACATTTGATTGGAATATGAGACCTACTAAAGATCGCGATGGTAATGAAGTAGTAGGCGGTAAAATAGATGTTCCCGATGCAGGTTTTATCGCACAAGATTTTATTGCTGCTGAAGATGCTGCTGGCATGGCAGACCACTTACAACTCACTTACCGAGATAATCCTGAAGCATTGGAAATTACACAAGGTCGATTGATTCCAATTCTTGTTAAGGCAATTCAAGATTTATCTGCAAAGATTGAAGCATTAGAGTCTCTACAGGCATAATGAAACCAAAACTATCTAAGTCGGTTGTTCAATTAAGAGAACAGGCAGATGATGCTTATCCTGACCGAAAGCGTAACTCTGACGGCACAATCGGAGACGCTAGGCACTCAACCCGAAAGAGCGATCATAACCCTGACAGTAATACAGGGTATGTCCGCGCTATCGATCTCGATGCTGATTTCGACACATCGTCCTCTACAGCTGCTTACATTGCCGACCAGATACGAATTGCAGCCCGAACAGATAAACGCATTGCATATGTTATCTTTAACAAAAAGATTGCAAGCGCTAGAAGCCTCTGGCGTTGGCGAAAGTACACGGGAGTCAATCCACACATCAAACACATCCACGTCAGTTTTACAAAAACTGGCGACACGGATTCGAAGTTTTTTAACATCCCGTTACTAGGAGGAACAGATGAACCAAGACCTAAAGAAGATGCTAGCAAGTTGGGGACGAGCCTTCCTAACAGCTGCGCTTGCACTTGTCGCTGCCGGAGAGACTGACCCAAAGAACATTGCTTACGCCGGGGCATTGGCAACAATCCCTCCAGTAATGCGTTGGTTGAATCCTAAAGATGAAGCCTATGGTCTACGGTGACCGCTAATGATTGGGCAGGGCTTGTCCTTGCCATTGCATCGACGCTTGCTATTGTTGTTGGCGGTTTGCGTTATCTGGTTCGCGGTTGGTTGTGGACTCTTACGCCGAATGGTGGATCATCTCTCGCAGACCGATTGGCAAGAATAGAGACACGCCAAGAACAGATGATGGAATTACTTAAGAAGTAAGGGACACTTATCCACATGGCAAGAAAAGCAACTAAGGCGTTAGAGGAGCAAGGTTACTCAAAACTTGATGCTTACTGCATTGGGTTATATGAATACTTTTGCAGCCTAAAACGTGCAGGTTTTGCAGAGGATGTCGCTATGTTTATGATTACCGAGCCTCAAGCCTATCCTGGCTGGATCTTGCCTGATCCAATCGTTCCTGAAAAGTTTGGGGACTATGATGATGACGATGAGGACTAATGACAGTAAAACGAATTGCTTGGATATCAGATATTCAGGCACCGTTCTTTCATGAAGCAGCAGTCAAGAATCTAGGCAAGTTTTTAAGGGCTTACAAGCCTCACCAAACCATTTGTATTGGTGATGAGATTGACCTTCCTCAACTGGGAGGCTTTGCTCAACCATGGCAAGAGGTCGAAGGCAACATCGATGAGGATCGTAAACTCACTTTAGAGATTCTGCAGTACTTAGGTGTTACTGATGTCGTTGGATCTAATCATGGTGCACGTGTTTACAAGTCTTTATCTCGCAGACTCCCGGCATTTATGAACTTGCCAGAGCTGCGTTATGACAAGTTTATGGGCTATGACAAGGCTGGTATTAAGTACCATCCAAACGGCTTTGACTTTGCTCCAGGTTGGCATACTTGCCACGGAGACGCTTTCCCATTATCAAACAAGCCTGGTCAAACTGCCCTAAATGGAGCCGTCCGCATGGGTAAATCAGTCGTGTCAGGACATACCCATAGACTAGGACTGAGTGCTCATTCTGAGGCTTCTAACGGGCGCTACGGGCGTATTGTATGGGGAGTTGAGGTTGGCAACCTAGTAGACCTTTCAAGCCCTGGTATGGGCTACACAAAGGGTTATGCTAACTGGCAGATGGGCTTTGTCGTAGGTACTTTGCATGGTAAGCGCTTTACGCCTGAACTTATCCCGATTGACCCTAAAGACGGATCATTCATTTATCAGGGCAAGCGCTGGGGCTAATGGACGACTTCACGCCAGACATTAGACGCTCACTTGATGATGCGGTTGATGAGGGCGAATCGTTATCGTTTCGTTATCAAAATTAACGTGTAATTGTCCCAGGAGTGTGAGACCGTAATCCAGTAGCCAACCCAGGTTACAAGAACGGGAGCAAATCAAATGGATCTACAAATGCCAGTTATTGTTTTATTAATGTTAGCCAATGTTTTATGGTTTATCGTTGGTTGGGGCAAAGGCTTTACAGAGGGCAAGCG